GTTATATCCTGTTTGTACTTACACTAACTATGTTAAAGAAAGTTTTATCATGGTTACTTGTTCAATGAAGATACATGACATTGAAGATCCAACAAGTCATATAGATATTGAGGGATGTAGTGCAATGGGAAACCTAGATAAGTTTGGTACAGGTAATGGTATGTCTTATGCCAAGAAGTATGCTTTCTTAAATGCACTAAATCTAAAGACAGGTTTAGACAATGATGATGGCTACAAGGCAAAACCTTTTAACAATATTCCACAACCTAGTGGTACAGAACATGATGACAATCATGATGCAGTAGCAATAGAACATATCAAGAATGATATGAAGAACGCAAAAACTATTTATCAGTTAAGAAAGTTAAAGAACTATAAATACAAAGATGCGTTTACTCTTGCTATCAAGAAACATCCTGCGATTTATAAAGACTTAAATAATATTTATGAAACAATGGAAACACAACTAAACACACAAGGAGTAACACAATGAGTGATAAGATATATATAAAACTTACGCACAATGCCGACAAACAAGCAGGAGATAATCGACCATCTTTTGTTGCACCAATAAATCCAAAATCACCAGAGGGTAAGACCTGGAGAATAGGTGTAAAAATTGGAGAGACATGGTACAACCAAGCAGGATTTGATGATCTTGACGAACAAGGTAATCCCACAGGAATTATTAATGTTGTCTTGACACCATCAAATACTGGTTCATCTGCTGGAAAGCCGAGAGGACCCCAGCAATCTTTTGCACCAAACAAGTTTGCAAAAGGTCAAGGATCAGGATATAACAAACCTAACTACAATTATTAATTGTAGTTGAATGGTGTGGCGGAAGTTTTTTTGAGTAGCGAATCATATTACCTCTTTCCCTTTCTGGTAATGCTCCCTCTTATTTGTTTTCTTCTGCCATACCTTTAAAACAATATGAAAATTACAGAACTTACAAACGAGATTAAGAAAAAGATAATCCAAGATCGAGAGAAAGATTATGGAGATTATCAATACAATTTTACTATACTTGCAGAGCTATTTACTTTAATATTAGCACCCAATTTAAAAAAAAAACTAAAGCCATATCAGGTAGCACATATCATGATGACACTTAAATTATTTAGAGCTACAAGAGGATTTAAAGCTGATAATTATACTGATTTATCTATCTATAATGACATGGCATCCAATCTACACAAAAAAGATATAGACAAAAATGATAAAAACAGATAAATATTTGAGAATTAAATCTGGCGAAGCTAGTTTTCAACTGGTTGAAAGATTTGATGATGTAAAGAAAGCTGCCGACCCCAACGCACAAGGGGAAGTTGTAGAATGTAAAGTCGAGAATATTAAATTAGACTTTACCAAAGTAACAAAGGAGAAAGATGGAAGAGTTAAGAACTCGCCTTCAAAAGTACAGGGATCTTCAAGCGAAGAAACACGAGAAGTTCCTGGAAGCCAAGAGAAAAGTAAGTAAGTATCAGAAAGATTCTTACAGACTTTTTTGGAAAGTGGAGAAGGCAAAAGAAGAATTAATGAGAAGAGTTTAATACTCATTAGTTTACATTGTTAAAAAAAACAAACAAATCTGTAGGGGATCTATGACCTTAATTAAACAAGAGTTTCAAAAACATATTAAAAAAATAAACAACAACGATTTTATTTACAAGCATAAGATAGCTTTCTTTTTATTATCAGAACAACAACTAAAACTTTATGAAGAAGGATTTAAAAAAGGTTTTGAGTTAGCACAACAAAAAATGTCTGACCATGTAAGCGAGATAAAAGAAACACACATTGTACCAAGAAGAATGGAACGAAAGATTATTGGTTATCAGTTTAGAAAACCTAGACAATCAGAGATAGACTCTGTGATTAATAAAGTTTGTATTAAGTATGAGGTAAGTAAGAAAGAATTATTTACCAAGACTAGAACTACAGATATTGTTAGAGCTAGAAACATTATTCATAACATACTCAATGAAAAATATAAGATGAGTCTGTCAGATATAGGTAGAATTTTTGCACAAGATCATACTACAGTTTTAAATTCTATACAAATGAAACAGCATAGAAGAAGATTCTGGAATGATGAGCAAACAATATGGCAGGAGTTTGAAGAACTTACTTCTTAAATCCTGACTTCATATTTTTATATGCCTTTGAAGATATAGTAGATTTCTTTTTTGATCTACTTGTACCAGCTTTTTTTCTTTTGTTTATATTATAATACAAACCTTTTTTAGCTGTCTTACCTGACTTTGTTTTGTGATAACCTTTTTTCATTATTCTCCTGTTGTTCTAATTTTATATTACAATACAGATCAAAACATGATCCATCTTTACCATCATGGCAAAAGTATTGCTTCTTGTGAGTTATAATCCATCCACCCATAGTATTCAATAGTTCTTTTTTACACCATGTACAATATCCACAGATGAACTCTTTGTTTTTACTTTTGTTCCAAGTTTTTTTTCGCACCCTTAATTTTACTACAAAAAAAAAGACTTGACAAGCATATCCAAATAGTATATACTATAATTAATAAGAAAAAAATATTTTTCTTATTTAGTTATAAAAAAAGTAAATAAACAAATAGGAGTATATATGAAAATGTATGGTCAAGTTAAAAGTGAAGGTAAAATAATCTCCACTTATATACAATTTGGAAATGAAACTTTCCAAATTCGTTATAGTAAAAAAGGGAGTTATTGGATTTTATTTAGAAAGGAAAAAAATCTATTACCTTTTACTAGTGGAATGTGGTTACTTAATATAACTTTTGATTCTCTAAAAGAAGCAAAAAAGTTTATTAGAGATAGAAAGTATCTTAATACCAGATTGATCTCTTTTGATCAATTGCCATAAATAAATTTAAGGCGATCTGAAATATGGTCGCCTTATTTTTTTTTCTTGCCACACTTACACTTTTTATTTCTCTTACTAAAATTAGTAAAGTCCATATCAAAAACATCATTGATCTTTTGATTCAAACTATCTATCCAACCAATAAATTTATATATAATTTTATCTAGCATCTCCATCTTCTTCTTGCTTGTCTTATTCTTGAGTTAGGATCATTCCTAGTTTTAGCTGATGATCTTTTTAACTGACCTGCACTTCTTGCACAATAACTTTTTCTACGAGCTTTCTCTCTTGCAGTAAGTCCACTCTTTTTAGTTACCGCAGTTTTTAATTTAGAACCTGGATTTGCTTTTCTATATCTTGCTACACCTTTAGCTGTCATACCAGCACCTTTCTTTGTAGGTCTGTAGTTTGCGTTTTTACCTTTAGTAGTTTTTCTTATAGCCATTATTCTAATATTAATTTTTTAATTGATTTACTTCCATCAATGTTATCTTCAAGCTCTGCTTTAGATTTGATACATTTATACTCTACATTATCAGATACTTTTCTCATAGCAATTCTTTTACCTTTTAAACATTCACTCATAGAAGGTTGTATTCTATGCTCTTTGATCTCATGATCAACTATCATTAACAATGCTACTATTGTTTCTATCATTAATAACTTTTTCCATTCTCCCTTACTTTATCTTTTAATTTCTCTATATCTACTAGAGCTTTCTCTAATTGTTTTTGGGTAAACTCTATGTTTACTTTGTTAGTCATATTTTGTTCTTGAGTTAAAGTTAATTTTTCTACATCACTAAATAAACTTTCTATTAACATGAACTGTTCTTGATCAGTAGGTTTCTGTTCTGATTTTTTAAGTAGATCAGCTTGAAATAATTCTCTTGATGTCTCAAGAGATGTAAGTCTGGCAGTAAGTTCTGTATATGCAAAGATACCCATTGCTATACCTATAACGATACCAATCATATTTTTTATTGGCATTGCTACTGATGTGTTCTCTGATACTTTCATTTAACTGGATACCCTGGTTCTAAAAACATAGCCATAAGGCATAACAATATTATTAGTATAGCTGTAAATCTGTAATCCATCTATATCATCCATTGTTATCTACCTTGTCTGTTGTATTTCTTATAGCTTCTCTTCTCGGATTTGTTAAGATTTTTTTTATGCCTTCTAGGTCTTTTAGGTGGTTTATCTCTAGGTACAAAGTGTGTAAACTTCTGACGAGCCATTACTTTTTCTTCTTATATTTCTTTTTCTTTTTCTTCTTACCAGTTTGTTGAGATAACATACTTGTTTTTCTATTGTATTGTTGTGCAAAACTTTTAGTTATCATTTCTTTCTCATTATATCTGCACCTTTAAGACCATAGATTGCAGAAATTACACCTATAAAGATTGCTTGATACCAATAAGGTAGGTTTTTAAAATACTCAAAAAATAAGTCTAGCTTTGCACGAATGTCAGGATCGTCAGAGAACACAGAATAAGCCAATAACAAAATAGGAAGGGATATAAGAACGAGGACAAACTCATCCTTCCAACCATTATCATTGCTCTCAATAATCTTCGCTTTATATTCCAGTTCACCGCTACTCATCTTTTCTGCATGACGCATTTGTGCATCTGCCATCAGCATTTTTGTTTGCTGCTTTTTTTTATATATATGAGATCCTGCTTGAACTGCAAGTTTAATCGCACCTAACCACATTATCCTACTACCTTTCCATCTTTCCACTCCATGTCTGGTAAGCCATTGTCGAACTTCTTACCATCATAAGTTAAGACTTGCTTTCTATTTGATCCTGATTCGTTGTAAGATACATGAACCCAACCACCAGCAGGATCATCTGAATTATAAAACTCTAATATAAGTTGGTCAAAGTCTACATTGTTTTGCAACCAATAAGCTACTTGAATGTTAGGTACACCTGCAATCTCAAAGTCTACTGCCTGACCTTTTGCGTGTTGTGAAGTTTTCTTTGAACCAATAGCTTCACATAATGCTTCTGATCTATATCCTGATGTAATAGTTATAGGTTTCTCAAACTTGGCTCTTACTGGTTCTAGTATTTCATAACACACATTCTCTAGGTTTTTAATATCACCAGCTCCAGGTGTATTATCAATACCCTTACGAGTTGCTGTCATTGATTTAGTAAATTCTTCTAGTTTAAAATGTTTAGATAGTTGCATAGATAATTTTTACCTTTAGTTTCTTTTGTTCCATAGTTGTTTGGCGGTTAATAAGAGATCCTTTAGTGTTTCTCTTATACCCATCACTAGGTGTGTGATCTTTTTTTCTATAGTTTTTCGTTTTAACATCATAAGCATTATACTCACCTGTAGTCATATTTAAAGTAACAATATCTATAGGTCCTAGTCCTCCAAGGGGTGTAAATACAAGGATATTTGGGTCTTTGGCAAGGTCAAGCTGTGCGGCAAGTTCATTAACAAGTCCTGTAACTGCTTTCTTTCTTCTAGCCATGTAAACATCCTATTAAATATTAAAGTTTTTCAAACAAAATAATTATAATTGTAAACATCCCACCTATAAGAGCTGACATAGCATAATACATGTGTCTTTTAATATCTTTAATTTCTGATTCTATATTGTTAATTTTTTGATGAGTTTGTTTTTGCATAATACGACAAAGTTTTTCGTGTGATTCTATTTTTTGAAGTGCAATATTTTTAGGCATCTTCTTCCTCTAAATTTTGTTCTATGCAACCAAATCTTACATAGAGTTTATCTTTTTCAACTAGCTCTCTATCTATTTTTTTTATTGTAGAACCAGCAATACTATATCCACCTATACCACAATCATAGAAAGTTCCAAACTGAATAGTAGGTTTGTATGGTTCTTGGCAGGTATTTGTTAAAGCTGAACAGAGCTGCATGATCAACACAAATTTCATTACTAGATATTAAATGCGTCTTTAACTTCGTCTAGTGTTAGACCTAAATCTTGTAGTTTAGTTTTAGCAGATTCTATTCTAGCTTTCTTGGTATCCTCTGCATCTTGTCTAGCTTGTGCGTCTATTACAGCTTGTGCTTCTTCAGCATCTCTTTGTGCTTCTTCTTCTGCTGTAAAGGGTACTATGTTCCCATTTATGTTATGATGTCTTGGCATATCTTTTTATACTCCATTGTTAATTGTTAAGCAATACCATAAAGGCAAATATCTCCAGCATCTATGTTGCCACTATCCATTTTAAATTGAAATGTTGTAAGAGCAGTAGTCAAATTAAAATATCCAGCAACATAAGCATCAATAGCATAAACTTGTCCACCAGCATTTTTAGATGTAACTGTATGTGCTATAAAATGTTTTACGAAAGTGTCAGAACTTGGAGAAAAAATATGCAAATTTCCACATAATGATTGGTCTGCATCTGCACCTTGACTATCTTCACTTAAATTTTGAAAAGCTGTACCATTTGCTTGGTCTCCAACAGTTATATAACTTAAACCAGTTTGTCCATCTGCTTCATTATGATAAGCTCTAAAATTAGTAGAAGTAATTTGTTGATTATAATTAGTATTTGATGATGTATCTCCTTGAAATTGAAATTTAGCACCATTTGTTTGTGCATGAATATTATTAAATGTAAATACATATTCCTTATAAGTATTATCCAAGACAACTGAACTTGCACCATCAACAAAAGATAAAGTTGCAGAACTAGAAGCTGTTAGCTTTTTAATAAATACCATACTGCCTAAACTTGATATAGAACCAAATGCAGTTGCGTTCTTTACTCCATTATTATTTAGTTTAATAATTGACATTAACTATCCTTAATTCCATAGAGTTTGATTTTTCCAGAATCAATATTGCCACTTTCCATAACAAATTGTACTCCATCAATAGCAGCAGTAACATTTGCATATCCAGCAACAAATGTTTGCATAGTTCTATTTCCAGAATAATATATATTAGTTGTACTTATAAAATGTTTTACAAAAGTTGTTGATGATGGAGAATATAAAAACATTTCTCCATTACAACTTTCATCATTACCATTTCCTACACCTAATGATAAAGGAGCATTTCCTGTACTTTGTGCAACATCATCTCCAGTACTATAAGTAAATTGTGTTAATGAATCATCTTCAGCATGAGCAGCAAAAAAAGCAGTTGTAGTTTTTGTAGCATCATAATTTGTTCCACCATCTCTAAAATTTACCATAAATTTTGCACTATCAGTAGCTGGATGAATATTAATAAACTTAAAAACATAAATAGGATATGTGCTATCCAAGACTACTCCATCACTTCCATCTACGAATGACAATGTAGCACTACCACTAGCAGTTAAAGTTTTAATATGAACTAAAGAACCACTAGGTATTCCAGTAGCAGTTACAGCACTTATGCTATTGTTGTTGTATTTAACTAATCCCA